CAACCCCAGGGTTAATACTCGATAATGAATTTTTATCTAACCCTGCTACCTCATCGCCCACACCAGTACGTTGTTTACGAGTATCATCCATATATTCCATCATGTTAAATGCTTGAGCCGGTAACGCATTATGTGGAATCGGCGTAATATATTGCGACGCAGCACCTTCACCTTTGTATCTTACTACGCCCCCTGGCCTAGACGTTAATAAATCGTCCATATTAACATGGGTATCATTAACGGCAGTTCGCGTATTATTCGCTAAATAAGTGTTATCTAGCATTTGGCGTAACAATACGGATTTAATTCTTTGTAAATCCATTGTCAAATCCGCAATAGATAAACCATAAAATTTATGTGGCATTAAAATAGGGCTACACGTTGCAAACGGCATAATATCTACTTCTTCTATGCCTAATAATCGGGCTGACGACGCAGTATAATGGCCACCAGCTAACGTTACCCTCAATAATTCTGCAATATCATCGCCATCACGGTCTACATTAATGTAACACTCTGAAATCCAATACATACGCATAGATTCTTCAGAAACATAATCATATGGTTCTTGCTCATCAGACATATTACGTCTAGCAAGTTCTTCCTCTGTTTGGACATCATCATCAAATGGCAACGTCCGTATAACATCAGGGCTGTAGCCCATTTGGACTAATTCACTAAATGTTTTTTGTGTACGATGATAACAAAAATTAACATCTTCCGTATAGGGTGTACGAGCATAGCGAGCAATACCAAATTCCTCTGGAGGAACCGGTTCTATTCTAATTTGGCCGTTTCGCTCAATAGTTTTAAAAGTAACATTAACTAAGCCATTTTCTAATTCTTCCAGTTCTAACACTTCTCGCTCAGTATTTGGATCCATCTGCATGGCTTCTACTTGCATTGGCGTTAAATTTTCGTATTTTTCTTTACTTTCTTTATCGGAATCATCCCAATAAATCTTCAAAATACCGGTTTTACTTAATAACGCATCTTTTAAAAACGTATAAGTATTATAAAAACCACGATTTTGTTTCCAATACACATAATTAGATACTTTAGTCTCTAATTTAGCCTGACTAACGTCATCTGGATTTGTAGGAGTAAACTCTACTAAATTTTCTGCATCGGTAAATATTCTTGCTAAAGACGGCAAAATCCATTCTACCGTTTCCATTACCTCACGGGTTACTACCTGACTACGGCCTTCTACTTCATCGCCGTATGGTTCCCCATAATAATAATTTAATGCTTCTGCCCGTTCATTAGATATTTCTCCTCCAGCATAACCTGAAGCACTATCTATTTCTGAACGGCAAATTGATGCAATCTGCTCGTCACTTATTGCCGTAGCCATTATTCATCACCTTGATCCCAAGTTAAACTTATTGCATCTGGTACTTCCGCTATACCAATCGCTTGCGGTGCTTTACCTTCTAGCCTGTCTGCCACTTCTTTAATTGCCCAGGCTTCTCCGTTTATCGCACATTGAATCAATTTTTGTGTAATTTTACCCAAAGCATCTCCATCGGGTACGCCTTCAGCCTTAAACCTTTTTAAATTACGATTTAATGAATTACGGAATTGGCGATTTTCTTTTGAAGCGTTTTTATTTCCTAGTGGTGCACCCATATCAAACTATTCCTGAATTACTATAATTTAATGTGTCCCATGTATTCATAATCGGTGAATACATACATCCGTATCGAAACGCATCTGCTGCATGAGATGCCCAATCATGTACCGGTTTTAACCGGAATGTTCTTCTCGTTTCGTCGTATTCTGCCCTATATTGACGTAATGCGTCTAGTCCTCTTCTGCATCGAAGGTCATCAAACCAACAATTATTCAACGTTCTACGCACTGTTTCTATCCCATCTTCCACTTTGTGCATCTTTACTATCTTAGCCTCTATACCTAAATTGTATAGCACTTCCACTCTAGATCGCCCTGTATCTAGACTTCTTTGGCGTACATCATGCGGAAAAATATGGTCACTATATGTCCATGTTCCAGTTGCAGCTTTCTCCTGTAACACATTGACATAATGATTTAATCCTTCTCCTGATGCTTCATAGTAGTCAATAACACGCAATTCTCCACCATTTCTTTGCACAAACCATATTGCTGTACTATCTCCTATACCTAAATCCCACCATGTTTCTACAGAAAACGACGGATCAAACTGTATTTTGCCTATTCTACTTTCTTTTTCTGCTGCTTCTAACAATTTACCGTAATATGCACCCTGTATTGCAGCTGTCCAAGAACATTCAAACTCTTGCAAATACTGGTCTTCTGACATTTGTTTACGGGCTGCTACTAGTTCTTCGTCTTCCAAATAACCGGTTTCTGACGCTTTATGTATTTTTACATACCAATCCGGATCGTCTTTTACACTCTGATATAAATCAAAAAAACTATTATGACCTCGCGGTGTCCCAATAAATACTGCCCACCCTTTACGGTCAGCTAATGCAGGACGTACTACTTCTGGAAACAATCGTGCACTCATCTGGGCATATTCGTCCATAATTACGCCATCTAAATATAACCCACGCAAAGAATCTGGATTATCCCCACCATATAACGTTAATCGTGCGTTATTAGGTAAATCACAACGCAATTCCGCTTCATTGTATTTTACTTCTGGTATAGGACGAGTGTAATGTTTAACCATATCCCACGCTACTGCCTTACTTTGCCTATATAAAGGGCTAATATACGCGAAACGCGGTTCTTTAAGACGGCACATTGCCGCACATTTAATGACTTCATTGATAGCAAATACTGTCTTTCCAAATCGACGGTGACATACCAATAAAGCAAAACGTTCTTTCCGGTTATGTGCGTTTTTTTGTAATTTTCTGGGGGTATAAGGTATTTTTATTTTCATTATTAGCCTTTTAAACGTTTTCTCCGTTTACTTGCTTGAATCGCTAATCCCTGTTTAGTTGCTTTCTTTTTTGCCCCTTTTCCTTTATAGGTTTTACCGCTAGTACCGTATTTGTATCCTCTGCCTGATTTCATAACGGGCATAATAATCTCCTATGCTTTGCGTGTTTTGTTCAAAATATCTTTATCAGCTTTTCTTGCACCGCCCTTGCCGGAAACAAACGAGTTAACTCTACCCATAGCCCACGCAGCCATAGGGACATTGCGTGACCCACTACTTAAATACGCTCCTTGCCCCCGTCGATAAACCTGGGCTAATTGACTATAAGTAAATTTGCTATTTTCTGCTTTTTTTCTTAGCGTTGCTTTTACTTTTTCGCTTATTGGTTTTCTTTTTGGCTTGTTCGGCACGACTGCGACTTACCTCCTGAATATCAATATACTCTCCACGTTTATATTTTTTTGCAGTAGAACGTATTTCTTGTTCTTTTTTCTTAGGATTTTTAGCCCCTGATATATATTTTTTAGGGGTTCCTGATTTAGTTTTTGGGACTTTTCTAGCCATTACACTGTTTTATCTACATGATTAGTAGATTTAGGTGGTGGCACTTCTTTAACTGGTTCTTGTGGTTTTACCAACGGTTTTCGTTCTGGTGGGATAATTGACGATTGGGTAATCGGTTTATCGTAACTTACCACTTTTTACAACTCCAATATCTTGCTGTAAGTTTTGATGGTGGATCAGTATCGCACTTGTGTCTGGCTCTAAAAGATTTACGAGCTTTAGGTTGGTCTTTCTTAATCGTCATATTCGCATCGCCAAACCGTATCATTTTAGTCTGATCGCCTACTTTAGCTAATACAACAAATTTTTTACCGCCTTTTCGACTCCGTTTAGGTTTGTTATAGCCCGAAAACGTTTCTCCACGATAATTAATAGTCATTTTCTCATCCCTTTAATACCACGAATACCAAACGAGGCCGCTATAGAAGCGTACATTGCATAAGTAAACCAATCCGGTGCAGTCTCTAACGCTTCAAATCCTTCCGCAATATAGGGTCTACACCACGGAATAAATGATGCCGCTATAATAATGATAAATAAAATAGTCCATGCCTCATCTTTCCAAGAACCAGCCGAGGCTTCTGCCATTATCTTTTCCCAACCGGCTTCATGCGTAGCAGCAACTTTCATCACTTCCGCTTCCGCTTCTGCCCTGGCTACCGTAGCTTTTGCTTTAGCTTTAGACTTCTCTACCTGACCCTCTACCAAACTACCGGCAATTTTAGCAATCGGTGTTAAAAAACCTAGCATTATATGCCTCCCTGTATAGATAACGGCTCTACTCGATTAATCTTAAAATCAATATGCTCCGGCGTATAGTTATCTAATTTATACGCCCGACTAATCGTTTCATTATTCTCTAATACGTCAAAATACACATAAATTACCAAATCTTCAAAATTTTTACGTTTTCTGGATAAAAAAGTAAGCCAATCATTCTGATCAAACACACTCACATGAACATTCGTGCCATCTGGGAACACTTTCATAGCCGGAAATGTGCAAATATTTAAAAAAACAAACTCAGTCGCTTTACTGCACATCTCATCTACTACCCAATGTAAATCCTGTGGGGGAATATGCTCCAAAACGTCCGTACATATAACACAATCTACCGGTTTAGGTGGCAATACCCTTAACCCCTTAATCGCCGGTTCATACAAAAATACCTTATCTAAACCCCAATATTCCTGTAACGGGTGATCAATAATATCAGTCAATAAACCAAAATTATCACTATATAACGTCGCCTTACCCGACCCATAATCCAATAACGTCTTACAATGATGATTCCTAATCAACGTCTTTATAATAGACACAAACTTATTAATACTACGCCCGTCAAATGCTTTGGTCGTAGAGTGCATCTGAATATAATATTCCAAACACCGCTTATAAAAATCCGAAGGATTTTCGCGACTATATTCTGTATCCTCAATCATTTCTTATGACTAAATCCAAAATACGCTGCCACCACTGCACTTAATGACCCTAACAACATCATTAAAATGCTCTCAGCTGGCTCAAAACGGCTCGGAAACGCAAGCACCGCAATACAGGTAATTAATATCATCGCTAATGATGCCCACGCCATATATCGGCGATTTGACTGGTATTTCTTCTGATCAACAATCTGCGTCATTCAAATACTCCACTAATAACTCATAAATACGACTTAACTTAGGATCCGATAATACAAAATCCCTGAAATCCGGCTCTTCCATCATATCCGTACTCGTCTTGAAAAATTCCGTTAAAACATACATCCTCGCAATATCCGCAAAAGCCAATACACCAACCTGGGTACTCGACGGCCTGTCATCCTCCCCTAAATAATACAACCCCATATGCTCATGCAAATCTTCCTCACAACGGTTACGAACCTCCTTTACACCCAAAATTAACTCCGCACTAATCTGCAGTAACTTACTCTTTGGTATAAAAGCCTCCCAATCCGCGTTAATCGGTAACGTGTGCGTTACACGCTCTGACTCTGTAAATGCGTCCCTCAAGTTAATTACATCACCCATAATCAAACCCTCAGTGTTTCACATGAAACATAGTGTATACCCACGAAAGGGTAAATCAAAGTTTTAGAATTTTTTTTGTGTCGCTCCAAGCCTACGCCTAAAAATCCCAGGGGGTGGGGGTCTAGAAAAAAAATGCTCTGTTGCACCGCACACTAGCTTTGTGCATTGCATCATGGCTGTGGTAAAAAAACCACCACTTGTGGCATAAAAACCACACCCCTATTTGTTGCAAACATACCACAGATTTGTGGTATAAAACCCACCGCCATACGCGCGCGCTACTGCAAATAAAACGCTTACCCCTTGCCCTAGTATCTCCACCCCCGAAAATCAACGTAGACCTAGCAAAGAGGCGATTTCCCGCCTTCCCCTTTCCTCCCCCCGTTTGAGTGTAGAAACGTTGAGAGAGATTTTTCCCCCTAATTTCCCCTTCTCATTAATTGAATTCAATTCTAGGCTATTGAATCTCCGACCATTTCACCCCTACAAATAATTCATGTTTTGCTATTGACTTTGTAGACATGCACCCTTTTATGGGTATAATAAGAGGTATAGATATATAGGAGATGTAGACATGTTGAATTTATATAGGAATCTGAATTGTAAGAAGTCTAGTGGTAATCGTTGGTCCATAAGAAAGAATGGGAAGGTAGAAGGCCACATTCAATCAATCGTCGCCTTTGACGTTACCTGTAACGTGCGGTCTGAAACTAAGGCCTTCAAGAATTGTTTAGCCGGTGGGAAGCGTAGTGTTTTTGCATGGTTTGAGACTGATAGAGTGACCTTTAAGAATGAGACTGTAGCAATCCCCGAAGATGCTAGGCCTATCCGATTTAATCCTCGCGAAAGGGGCGAGACTCACTTTATGGTTGACGGTCGAAAGGTCACTCACTTTAAGAAGGTATGGTTAACCGCTACCGGTGAGGCCTTCGGAATACCTAGATCACGAATTTGTTAAGGGGATTATAATGTTTAACTCATTTTTAAAGTTGTGTTGTGTTTTGTTTTTTACGGCGATGTTTATCGATCAATCGATTTATATTGATTCAGTATTAACGTTTATTAGTTTCTTTCTACTCAATTTTATACTTTGCATTCCTCTGTTACTTGTCATTTATGACCCTAGTTAATAGATAGATCCCATCCTTTCGGGTGGGATTACTTGTGTTAACTAAAGGAGATAAACCATGAAAACTAAACTAGGAAAAAACAAGGGATTGGAAAGATCCCGTATTTGGATAGAAGGTAAACGCTTGACTGATTCAGGCTTCCACCGTGGCGAATACTACATCGCCGAATATGAAGGCGACACCCTGATTCTCTCACTAATTGACGATGACACCGTGATCGACTTCGGAGCGATTCAACCACGGAAAGTATCAGGAAAAGGAGATCACCCGATAATCGATATCACCGGAAAGGCCGTTAAGGAGTTTTTTGATGGTTCCGAATATGTAGAGGTCGATTATAAAAAGGGCGTTATCGTCATTAGGGGTGTTAAATGAGCTACGCCGACTATATCAGGGCGAAAACCGCCAATCATTCGCCGGAACCTAAAAAACCGGATAATTCCACAAAAACGATTCTGTCATTGTGCGATTATTCGGGCATATGGTCCGATCCATATCGGGAGGCCGGTTACAACGTCATTCAGATTGATCTTAAGCATGGCGACGACTGTCGCCTTTTGACTTTAGACGATATCGGATCGGTTTATGGTCTGTTGTCCGCTCCGGTTTGCACTGCCTTCAGTTCCGCCGGTGCTAGGCATTGGAAAAAGAAGGAGGAGGAGGGAAACGAGCAGTTAATCCACGGTCTTTCAATTGTCGATGCTACTTTGAGATTCGTGTATCTGAAAAAACCGAAGTTTTGGGTTTTAGAAAATCCGGTCGGCCGTTTAAGGGATTACATCGGCCACCATAAAATGACCTTTCAACCATGCGAATTTGGCGGATGGTGCGACGACCCCACCGAAGATGCTTACACAAAAAGGACTTGTTTGTGGGGTGATTTTAAGGAACCGGAGAAAAAACCGGTTGATCCGGTTGACGGTTCCAAGATGCACCGCCTATACGGTGGGAAATCTGAAAGAACTAAAGAAATGCGATCAATGACCCCTCGCGGATTCGCAAGGGCATTTTTCACAGCCAATCAATAAAGGAGAGTTAATTATGACACTAGAAGAAGCTAAAAAGATCGTCGGGAATCAACCCCGATGGGCGATTAAAAACATGGTGAAGGCCTTAAAAATGTTTAGAGCATTAAACACAAGGGAGGAGGAGCGGCGATTGTTAGCCGGTCAAATTATCCTCAAAAACAAGGGTGTTTGATATGAAAAATCTATACCGGAAGGAAGGAAAAATAAACGTGGGGAATCGTCGCCGGATATGTACGAAACGCGACCATAAAACCGCCAATACTTTAAACCGTCGAATTAATAAGGGAGTTATCCAATGCGAGTTAAAGAACCTAGAAAAATCTATATAACATCTACGAAACTAAACGGGAAATCTTACACGGTATCTTTTCCCCATTGGCAAAAAGGAAAAGCTATCGCCTATAAAAACCGTCAACAAGTATTTGTTGATCGTGGCGAATTGTTTTCTGTGAAGTAATCAGATAGATCCCATTCTACGGGGTGGGATCTAGTGTGGTTATTTAATAGAAGGAGATTAATCATGGCCATGTTAGCCGAAATAGGCGTTTCTAAGATGTCGGGAAAATTAACCGACATCGGAGCAATAAACACTAACACCCTTACTAATTCTTTTTGTTTAAACCGTTATGAGAAGGCGAAAATCGCCAATCAAAAGGCGGGAAAAACTGTAGATATTTGTGGGGTGTGCTACAGCGTAAATATGTTAAAAACATTCCGAAAATCGGCCGTTCCAGCGTTCCAACGGAATACTAGCCTGGCTGAAAGGATTTTAAAACCTTCAGAAATTCCAAATATTAACCAAGCCTTTTTCCGTTTTTCGGGTCATGGTGAATTGATAACGGATCAAACGATTAACGGTAAAACCATTAAATTTGGTCGG